GGGTGACCCCGCACAATTTTAGGGCTCCAAGACTTTTTCAGGGCCCCAGGACCATCCGATGCCCATTGACCCCTTCCAAAAACTACTCGACAGAATACCCAAGCCAGACCACAACAGTGACGAATGGCGCACCGAAAACCCATGCTGTATCGCGTGTTGGGGGTTCAAGCCTCAGACGACCATGATCCTTTGCCCGAAATGTGGCAACAAAAGGTGTCCCAAAGCAACCGACCACAACAACCGGTGCACCGCATCGAACGAGCCGGGCCAAGACGGCTCCGCATACTAGGACCACCGATGCCGACCAAAATTCGCCGTAACGCGACCAAACGAACCCGCAAGGCCCTCCGGGCCGCACTAAAAGCGATGGGCCGAACGAAACGCCCCACCGTCAACCCCGAAACCGAGGAAACGAACCAATGAGCGACTCCCGAACCCGAGCCGAGGACCGCGCAGCCGAGGCCGAAGAAAACCAACGCCAGATGTTGCAAGCATCCGACCCCCCAACCCTGTTTAAGGCAACTAACATTGCCCAGGAGATGGGTAAGCGCCAGGCCGAGACCCCGGAGGTTCGCACCACCTGTGGACCGGTCGAAATCATCGGCAACCGCGTCAACATTGGCGGACTCCACATGACCCCAGCCGACGCCCGTCGCGTGTTCGATGCGCTCGGGGCCCTCATCGATGCCCAGGTGTTGCCGTGAGCCCGGAAAAACTGAAACACCAGGCGGCCCACGTCGCCTATCTGAACCGCGAATTGTGTGCCCGTGGCGAGCGTCCGGTATGGGACGCGTCCCGCCTTGCGTTGGCCGTGGCCATGGGGAGTTCCCATGGTAAGCGCTAGCCTCCGAACCTTGACACGGAATCCAGCGTTCCTGCGCAATTTCGCATCGTCCACCCGCAAAACCGCCGACCTGTGGCACCAATGCGGAGCTCCATCGAGGCTAGCCGCCTTGTTGCGGGGTGTGGCCGACGAGACCGACGCATGGGCCCAATCCATTGAAAAACAAGCGGAAAACAACGGGGCCGACGTGTTACCGTTCCGAAAAGAGACGCCATGATCAACCCAAACATCCCGAAATATCAGGCACGTTTGTGCTACGTGTATGCGGCCGAGCGTCTGAGGCGCCTTGGGCCACTAAGCGCCAGATTCCCGGCCATGCTGAAAGAGTATGCAGCGTGGGACCTCCGGCGCATCGAAGCCGGGTTCCAGAACTGGGGCCCATGAGCCCGACCCACCGACCCCAACCAGCCCCGGCACGATGGCCGGGGTTTATTTTTGGCCAGATATGTGGTAAAATCACCCCAAATCCCCACAATTCGAGGTCCACATGCCCCAAGATCCAACCCCATTGGCTGAATTCCGCGTTGCCATCGGCGACGCCGACCAAAACGGCCAAGCCGACATCGACGCCGTGTTTCTTTTTAAGGGTATGCCCGTCTTCGATCCCGACCCAATCAACGCCGACCCAATCCTCGTCATGCGAGCCCTCAGTTTTCTGGGTGGCTTCGTGTCGAAATTCCGCGGCCTCGTGGGGCTCTAGGCCGTGGCCTGGGAAAAAGGGAAATCCGGCAACCCAAAAGGCCGACCCAAAGACCCCGAACGCGCCAAATTGCGCGAATTGGCACGGACCCACACGGAATCGGCGATCGCAACCCTCGTCGAGGCCATGAACGACACCAGCGCCAAGTGGGTTTCGCGCCTAAAAGCCGCGGAAATCCTTTTGGACCGTGGCTGGGGCAAAGCAACCCCAATTGTCGAGGAAAAAGGCGACGAAACCGAAAAGGTTACGGTTCTTATCGACGTGGCGCCGCCGTCCGAGGACCCCTGATGCAGTTGTTCCCAGCCCAACGGATGCTATTGGCCGCCACCGAGCGGCTAGTGGCGTTTGTGGCTGGGTACGGCTCCGGAAAAACGTTCTCGGCCCTGATCAAACTGGCCCAATTGGCCGGCAAGAACGCGGGTGTGGAAGGAGCTTACGTGGCCCCGACATACCCGATGGCCGAGGACTTGGGATTCCGCGCGTTCCTGGCCCTGTGTGACGAGCTCGGGATTCGCCACAAGGAGAACAAAGCGAAGCTAAAAGTCTGGGTCTATATGGGAGAGGACCCAACCTGGACCCTGATCCACTTCCTTAGCGGCGACAAGCCCGACTCGCTCAAGGGCCTAAACCTAGGCTGGGCTCTCGTCGATGAAGCCGGCATGTGCGACGTGGAGGTGTGGAAGCAGCTGCTAGCCCGTGTCCGCGTCCCTTGCCCCCTGAGTCAGCTAATCGTGATCGGGACCCCAGAAGGTGGGCCGGGCTCCTGGTTCGGCCAAGTCGCCGAATTCGGCCCCGAGGGCGAAAAAGCCCAGCGTCTTATCCGTGCACGAACCGCGGACAACACCACGTTGCCCCCGGAATATCTCGCTAACATGAAATCCCGCTACACCGAGGAGGAATTCCTAGGCTATTGCGAGGGCTATTTCGTGGCGGCCGGTGGCCAGATCTACCGATTCGATGCAAAACGCCACGTCCGACCATGGCACGCGGCCGACCGGACCGGGGACATCCAAATTTTCGCCGACTTCAACGTGCAAAAGGTGGTCTGGCTCCTGGCCCACGTGCACAACGGTGTAGCCCACGTTTTTGACGAGGTCGTTAGCCAGAACAAATACACCGACGAACAAGCCGCGTCCACCAAGGAACGCCTGTGGCAATGGGGATTCGACCCCACCGGCCTCCCGATGTTCCACGACTCCAACACGTCGAAAAAGTCGGCATCCGCGCGACGTGACGAGGTCTCGAGCTCCGACGTTATCGAGGTCAAAAAAGCGGGATTCCGCTCCAAAGCCCAACGCCAAAACCCCCCCGTCCGCGATCGCATATCGTCCGTCAACGCAATGCTGAAGGCCGGGACCCTATTCGTAGACCCCCGATGCAAAGAACTCATCGCCTCCCTGTCAACCCAGGGCCGCGACTCCAAGGGCCAACCCGACAAATCAACCGGGCTCGACCACGCCGTGGACGCCCTAGGCTACGGGATCCACTACCAGTGGCCCACCCGTCACCGTACCGACCCAGACGCGGTCAAAAACTACCTGAACTAGGACCCCTCTATGCTGTTTCAAGAAATCACCGATCGCATCTTGCGGGCCCTCCGTTCGGGGGCCGCGGGAAACGCATCCTCCATCGTCGAGGACGTCAAAGCCGCCTCTCGTCGTCCCCGCGAAATCACGGACCTTCCACGCGACTATTTCGAGGGCCGCCACCTGGGCCATTTCAAGGCGTTCCTGGGCACCCACTATAAAAGAGCCATGCGCAAAAACGAGATCCTGCCGGTTGCCCCAGCCCTGGTGCGCACGTGGTGCGAAACCGAATCCGACATCTATCGGAACGGCCAACCACACCGAAAGGCCCAAAACGACGCCGCAACGGCCCGCATCGAAGCACTATGCCGGCAAGCCGAAACGGAATCCGCGTTGCCAGAAGCCGAGGTCCGCGCCGTAGCCGGGCGCCAGATGTTTTTGCGCGTCGGACGCAACCCGTTGACCGACCGAGTTGAAATCACCCGCCACTGGCCGGATGCGGTTTGGGTCGTAGCAAATGGCGCGGCCCCCACGTCCCTGGAACACGCCCACGCGGTGATGATTCAGCGGGGCCCCGAGCTCTATGAAATTTGGCGCAAAGTCCCTGGGGGCTGGTCCGCGGAACAAATCGACCACAACGCCGACAACCCGACCATCAAGCCCGTTTTTGAGGCGGATGCGGTCTACGCGGGGCGGTTGCCTATCGTTGCCCTCCGCACGGGGCTTCTCGAGGGCTCGCCCTACCTATGCGACAATGCGGACATGATTGACGTTGCCAACGTGCATATGTTGCTGTGGACCGAGGCCACCCACGTAGCCCGCCACCAGGCCCATAACCCCATCATCTACAGCGGGAATGACGACGACATCACCCCGGAAGCCGGGCCAGGCGGCATCACCCGCATTTCAGGCAACGCCACCATGACCGCGTTGCAGGTGAACCCGCAAATTGACCAGCTACGCGAACTAACGAACGATTTCGGCGGAGCCATCGCCCGGAGCCGCGGCCAGTCCCCCCGTGCTAACTCGGTGAATCCACCACCATTGAACTCGGGTGTCGCGTTGCGCGTCGACAACCAAATTGCAGAAGAAAAACGCCCCCAACGCGTGTCCCTGTTTCGCCGTTTCGAGCGCTTGGAGCTCTTGCCCGTGTTGGACGAGGTGGAGCGATTGCAGGCCCCCCAGGACCCAACCAACCGCATCCCAGCGGCGGATATCGATTGGGACGCGGTCCGGGTCACGTTCCCACGCGCGCCGACAATCGAGGACCCAGCCCAGCGGAACCTGCGCCTGGAACACGCCCAGACCACCGGATGGATTTCACCGGCCCGCGCGGCAACCGAGGCAGGCTATTACGAAAACATCGAAGAAGCCGTAGACGCGGGACTCAGCAACACCGCGCAGCCGTCGGAATCCGTGACCACCGACCTCGGGACGTCCGGCGAACGCGGCCCCGCGCCTAGCATTACGCAAAACGGAAACCGCAACAATGACTAGGCGTCCCAGCCAATTCGCGAGCCCGAATTTTTCGGTCAAGGTGAACCGGTGGCCCATCCTCGACGGCCGCCGAGTCACCAAGGCGTTTGGTAAAGAGGCGGTCAAACTCATCAAGGCCCGGCTCAAACGAGGAAAACAGGCCGACGGGACCCCGTTGCCGCCGTATTCCGACCAATACGAGGCAGAATTGCGCCGCTCGGGGGCCTCAACCAAACGGGACCTGAGCCTATCGGGGTCCCTCGTCGACTCTATCCGCGTCCTGAAATCGGGCCGCAATTCGGCCACCGTCGGATGGAACAACCGAACCCGATCAAAAAACGTTATCCGCGCCGATGGTGGACTGTTGACCGGACGGGGTCCGGGCCAAAAGCACCGCGACATCGTCAAGCGTTTGGCCAAGGGCACCCGCAACACGGACCCGCGCGAAATTCTAGGACTCACCAAGGCCGACCGTAAACGGCTTGCCAAGTGGCTAAAGGCCCGGCGTGCATGGATTCTCCGCGTCCGTTGATTTTTTCATTTGCCTGTGGTAAAATAACCGCGTCCCGGCCAGTGGGCTAGGGCAAAAACACCACACCACATACCACGCAAAAGCGCACTGTTTCAGGGGAAACGATGAGCGACCAAACGACCACCACCGAGGCCCCGGCGGCTTCGGCGGAATCAACCACGACGTCCGCACCAGACCAGGCACCCGACCCACGCGATCAGCGGATTGCAGAATTGGAAAGGGCAGCCAACGCCAACGCGGAACAAGCCAAGAAATACCGGCAAGCAAAGGCCGCCGAAAAAGAGGCCAAAGAAGCGGCCCTCGTCGAGAACGGCAACTTCAAAGCCCTGGCCGAATCGCTCCAAGCGGAACGGGATGCCCTGAAAAACCAATTGGGCGAACTGGGACCCCTTGCGGCCGAATTCAAAGCCGACAAGGAAGCCCGTAGCGCGGCCCTCGAGCAACGCATTTCGGGACTCAGCGACGACGACAAGGCCCTGATTCAAGGTGCCGGGAATCTCGCGAACCAGGAGGCCCTCGCCTCCCGTTTGATGGGCCTCAAGCCCACCGTGACGCCGAACGCGGACACCGAATCCGGCACTAAGCCCCCATCGGGGCCCCCCAAGTCGCTGGCCGACATGACCGGCGCAGAAATCGCGGCCCATGCGCGCAAATCGCGCTCGGACGCACCAGCCACCACGTTCGGTGGACTGATCCCCCGCAAACAGTAGCGCCCCACACCTGGGGCCCCTTCACTAAGGAAAAATCCCCATGGCAGTTACCTCCAGCTCAACCCAAAGCGACCTTTATTTTAGCGAAGTACTCGGCCGCGGCGCACTTGCAGCCGCCCAGCCACGTCCTATCGCAATGCAATTCGTCAACCAGTACAGCATCGCTGGCCGGCGCGCGGACAACCTGAAACTGAACCGATACACCGATATCGGCCCAGCAGGCACCGCTACCGAGGGCACCCCATACACAACCATCACGACCATGGGTGTGGAAACTCCGGTCACCCTTACCCCGACGGAAGCCGCGGTTTTGATGGCCGAGCTTACCGACGACGCCATTGAACTCGTGGGCGGATTCGAATCGGCCCGCGCCATCATCGAAGACGGCTCCCAAGATGACAAATTGGCCCTTCTGTTGCCTACCGCTGGCCGCCTGGCCCGTAGCGCCATCGAAAAAGCCGAAACCGACCTGGTGGCCGAATACGGCAACCTCACCACGTCCGTTGGCACAACCACCGTGGACCTCGACCTCGGCGTGTTCGAAGAGGCGATTTACAACCTCGACATCGCGGAAGCGCACACCCAAGCCTACGTCGCCAACCTTCACGCTCGCCAGGTCTCGGACCTCCGTCGCGCGATGGCGGTTACCTCTGGCGGCCTCGCGGGCTCCGTGCACGTCGGTTCCAGCGTGGACCACCTTGCATCCCCCAACGGATTCAAGTTTAACTTGCTCGGCGTCCCCGTCTTCCAATACGACAAGTCGGCCGAACTCACCGCTAACACCGGGGCTGACGTCGTCGGCGCTATGTTTATCCGTGGCATCGGCAACCCCGAAGACCCGATGGGCGGTTCGGGCGAAGTCGGCGCGTTCGCCATGTGTGAAGCTCGTTCCATGCAGTTCGGCTTTGAGCCCGACCTCGAGGGACGCAGCATCAAGGTGATGGTGAATTGGAAATACGACACCGCGGTCCGCGATGCTGACTTCGGCGTGAAAATCGTCACCGACGCATAGACCTCATGAGACCCGGCCTCCGGCCCCTAAGTGTGGGGGGGCCGGGGGCTCTTTTTTAGACCACGCAACCCCACGCACCACGCACCACCATCAGGAGCCCGCACACATGGCACGCCCTCAAACCAAATCATTCTGCAGAATCGTCACCCTGAAATCCGTTATCGACGGGTTCACAATCGAACACAAAGACGAGGGTCATTCCCCGAAGACCCACAACCCAGGCATCGGCCGCCGTCGCATCATCCGAGCTCTTGACACCAAATCCAAACTGGACGGGCTCCCCGCATTCAAAGTCGTGGCCGTTGGCCCCGTTCCGAACCGCCTGGACTTCGACATCCCTGCGTCCAAAGTGCCCTCGTTCCCCGATTTCGGCGCCCACCTCATGTGGGGCCCCGAAGACGACGACCGACGCGAGGCCCACGCCGACTATCGCAACAAAGTCAGCTCGGAAGCCCAGGCGGCCGGCATCGCCGAGGCACGACGCGAGGCCGACAAGCAAACCAACGTTAGCGAAATGGCCGCAGCCGTGGCCGTTGCAATGAAGGCCGTTAAAGACGCCGAAAAAGCGGAAGCCGCCGAGGCCCAGGCCGCCGAGGACGTATCCAAAGCCAAGGCCGACGCCAAAGGCACCGCGAACACCAAACCCAGCGCACGCAGGCCCAAGGCAGCACCCAAGCCAGAAGCCGCCGCACCGTCGGAGGAATCGTGAGCGACTCCCGACCCAATGACCAGAAACACCGCGACGCCCGTGCCAAACTCGAGAAGCGCTACCGCGACTCCGGCATGAAACCGGAGGCTGCGCGCGAACGGGCCCGCAACACCCAAGACCGGGCCATCCGGAAAGGCAATTCATGAGCACCGCCAAGAAATCCAGTTTATTCGCCGTCGCTTTTCTGGTGTTGGCGATTGTGACTTCCCTTGCCGTCCCCCAAGCCGTTGCCCTGGCGGGACCCGTCACGCCGGACTCTTGCGCCGTTACCTGCGGGACCAGCGCAACCCCCATCGTGTGCGACGGTATCGCGGTCGGTGGGTTCAGTAGCGTCTATATCCAGAACCTTAGCACTACAACCGTTGCCATCGGCGACTCGGCCCTTAGCACCACCACGGCCCCACTCATCTGTAATGATGCGGCGTGCGCCAACGTAGCTCAGTGGTCCGGCGACGCCCGCGGCCTGTATTGCCGGGGATCCTCGAGCCAATCCATCCGCGTTATCGCGGGAAAGTAGGCCCCATGCTGCGTGGAATTCTAGCCGTTCTAGCGGCAGGTGCACTGGGCTCCGGTAGCCTAGGCAACGGCGCAATGGGTGGCGGATCCCTCGGAGTACCTACCACGATGCAGTCGGCGACGACGGACTGCCTAGCCGGGGCCCTGTTGGACTACGACGCCTATGCCCTGTCATCGGGGGCCCTGTCCGCATGGGCAAACGACGGCTCAGGGGGTAGCGGTTGGGATATGGCACAGGGCGTTGGGGCAAACCGACCGACGGTAACGGGGACCTGCGGCTCTGCCTCTGGCAACTGTGTGCATATGGTGGATGCGAGCGACTACATCACCCAGTCCGCCGCGTCTGCGGCATCATGGGACGAGACGTTTATATGCGCAGCCTTTGTAGACGATGCGACTGGGACAAATTACCTGATGTCATGGGATGACGTGACGTCGTCTAACTACATCGGTACAGATGAGACGTTCGGCTATTTCATGCGAGGCAATGCCGGGACAACTCTCCAATCTGGAGGTACCCAATCCTCGGGATGGCACACGGTGTGCTTGGACATGACAGCCCCAGCGACGGCAACACTATGGGTTGACGGGGTGGCAACGCTATCATCCGTCGACATTAGCCCCGCAACCGACCCGGTTAGAATGTCAATTGGCGCCATCGCGTCCTCGGGTACCACGGACGCAACCGGCGTCAAATTTGGACGGGTCATGGCGTGGAACGGCTCCCATTGCACGGCATCGGAAATTCACGACGCGATCTTCGCTCAACGGGGATTGCCTTAACCAGTCCATAGCAATCCCGCCAACGTATCACGCGTCCACAGGATCTACCCAGTGAACGCCTATGATGATCTAGGGGACTCGGTGGCGTCGTTTCTTCTTTGGCTGGGACAGCAATAGGGGCAGCACTGATGAAAGCCTGGCAACAAATCGCAATCGCCGTAGCCGGAACCGTGCTAGCGTCCATCCTAATTGGGGGCGTCACGTTCGCTAACGCCATGGACAACCGGACCCAGGCCCTCGAGGCGTCATCTAAGGCCCAGGGCGAAAAAATCCGAGACCAGCGGCTTAACATCCGCGACATGCGCCAAGACCTACGCGCGATGCGGTCCATGTTGACGTTTTTGGCAGCCAAGGCAGGCTACGCACCAGCGGAAATGGGGTCCACCCAATGATTCCCGTTGAATGGGCCCTAGAATTCGAACGCCTCGGAATCGCCGAGACCGCCGGCAACAATGACGGGCCCCCGTCCATCCTGTTCATGCGCGGCGAGAAACTGGCTTGGTGTGCGGGGTTCGTTTTGACCTGCATTCAGCTAGGGTTGGAGCTAAGCGACGGCGACGTGGACTACTGGCATAACAGGAACGTGGGCGCCTTCGAAGCGTGGACCCAACGCCAACGAAAATGGTTTCAGGCCGGAGAATCCCCATGCCGCGGCGACGTTGTCTTTTTCGGAGATCGCGGCCTATCCGATACCGGGCCGGGCCGACACTGTGGGTTTGTGACTGGGGTTGGTCTCGATGGCGACATCTTGACCGTTGAGGGCAACGTCGGAAATCGCATCCAATCCCGACGCTATAGCCCCACCGATCGACGTATCACCGGTTATGCGAGGTTTGGACGATGAGTACACAGCAAGTGCCGCAAGGCCAGACCGCGACCCTCGTCGCGTATCCACCAGAACACCTACGCGGGACCGTTAGCGCGGCAACCGTTAGAATCGGCACACCCAACGTCAGCATGCCAGACACCGGCACCGCGGCAACCGTGAGCACGTTGGACACGTCCACCGACGCGGCATCATCCCGTGGGTCCCGCACCATTAGCGTAGCAAGCGCAACCGGGGCCACGGCCGGAAGAAAAATCCTGATCGGGGACCTGGAATCCGAACTAGAATCCATTTCCGGCACCACGTTAACCCTACGGCTCCCCCTGCCGCTTGACGTGGCATCCGGCACCACCGTCAAAGGGCTCGATATTTCGATTGCCCTCGACGCCACCGACACGGCCCAGGCGGGAAACGCTCTCGCTATCTGGACCGTCGGCACCGAGGATTGGACCCAGCCATTTGTGGTGGCGTATCGGTCCGTAGCGTACGGCCTGGACGCCGTGGGCCTCCGCATCCGCTACCCAGTTATCGACCGGCTAAGCGGCCGTGATGCGGACCTCAGCGACTCCATCGAAGGGGCCTGGCTCACCGAATTGGAACCTCACCTTCTGGCCAACGAACTGCAGCCGGAAAACATCATTTCATGGGCAGCCATCGACGATTGGCACGCTGCCGCCGTGGTCTATCGCACGGCCCTGAATGCCCCTCGGCTAACGCAAGAGGCAGTCGACACCTGGCACACCAATTTGTCCACCGCACGTAGCCGGGCCCTGGATTCGCGCCGTTTCTGGTACAGCGAGACCGATGAAATCAGCGGGGACCAACCCGACAACCCGGTGGGCCGTTCGCGCCTATCGTTCGAGTTTTAGCATGGCGTCCCAATTCCCCACCGTCCGCCGCAAGATCGTGGACATCGTCACAGCGACCACCGTGGACCACGACACCGCGTTTTCGGGCCGTCTGGGGTTCCGGGAACTCGGGGATGGCTGGGTTGACGAGGATCATCCGCTCCCCACGTCGCGTTCATTCGTGCTCGAGGCCCAAGGCGGCGCGGTTCAGGACCCGTCCAGCTTCAAGAACAAGGGCCGGATGCGTATGGTCTGTTCCCTTATGGTGTTCTATGCCGAGGACGTGGCCGACGCCGTTGCCCTCGACGAGGTCATTGGGTCCGACACCGAAAACCTAGCAGCCCAGCTACTGGACCCCACCAATTGGGACCGAGGAACCACCGGAATCGAGCTCATCGGAGGCCGTGACGGTGGACATGAGGCCCTAAAATTTGATATAATCGCGGGCGACGGGGTCCGCGTCCTCGAGTTCGCTTTTGACGTTGTTTATCGTCGTGGCGTCGAAACCAATTAAACCAAGGAAAAGGCCCTATGTCAATCACCGACTCCCATCTGCTGCGCTACGCAAAACAAACCACCGGACTCGACCAAAACGTAACGTCCGGCCTCTTGAACCTGTGCACCGAGGGCACCCCCGAAATTGTGGGCGGCCTTACTCAGGGCAAAAATGACCGTAACCTGGTTTGCGGCGATATGCAATCCACTGTCCGCGTCAACGGTGCCAAAGGGTCCGCGATCTCGTTCACAACCGAGGCCTACGGATGCTACACGGCCGGCGCATCGGGCGTTGCGGCAGTTTCAGCAGAATCCCTGAAACCGCTTTTTGAGGCGCTTTTCGGGGCCGCTGAATCCGTGGCAACCGGGGACACCGTGTCCGGCGCCTCGGCCCTTGAACTCACCGTGGCCGGGTCCAACCTGGCCGACAACGATTATTGCCTGGTGGCCGGCGCCGACTCCGGCGACTGGCAGGCCCGCCAAATCGTATCTGGTGGAGGAACCACCACGCCGGACATCGATCGCGCGTTGACGAATTCCGGCTCCACCGAGGACCCGGCAACCGGCATCGTGTATGGCGGCGTGACCTACGCACTCGACACCACCAACGCGGACCACGACACCCTCATGTTCGATTTCGAGGGCGACACCACGCGACACCGTGTCCGTGGCGTGACCCTCGGCACCCTCACTATCACGATTCCCAGCGACGGCGGGAAAGTGACCTGCGCGTGGGCCGGCGAGGGTAACGACTTCGACGCCGACCAGGCGCTTGCAAGCCCATCGTTTAGCGCCGAAAACGACGGTTCGCCTATCGTGGCCCTGGATTCCCCTGTGTGGATCGGTGCCACGGAATACGCGGTTCGGGACTTGGTTGTCACTATCACCCTTCGCCAGACGCGCCGGACCACCCAGCTCGGAATCAACGGTTACCACGGGCACGGTACCGTTGGCGCGGACGTCACGGTTTCCGGTGGGCTGTATCTCGGGTCCGATACCTACGAAGCCGCCAAGGCATTCAAAGAGACCCTGAATACCAGCCTCTCGACTCAAGATCTCCTGATCCAGGTGGGCCGGGACGCTGGGGCCGCGATGTGCATCCATATCCCCGCTTGTGATTTCACGGCCACCCAGACTTCTTTTGATGGCCTGGACGGGCTCCAGATCGAGGGCATGGCCACCCGTACTAGCGACGGCGGATCCCAACCCGTCCGCGTTACCTTTTTCTAGGACCCTAGGGCCCCCACTTGGCCCGCATCCCACACGGCCCACATGTTCGTAATCGCTCCGGGGTTTCAGACCCCATTTATCCCGCTGAATGAGGCCATGCGCCTCGCACGCGAAAACCAAATCAAGGAACACCAGGCCCGCGCAGAAAAGCGCAAAAAAGCCGGTGCGCCAGCGTCCGACTCCGTAGACTATGCCCAGGTAGCGGAGGCCCTCGGGGCCGCCAAGGAAGCCGCCGAGGCGGGGGACGACGAAGCAATTTTCGCCGCGTTCGATGCCGTGGCCGATGGGATGAGGACCGCAAGCCGGGCCCCCGACCCCTTCGAACCCGTGGCCGAGTGGGACGGACTCACCGTGTCTTGTACCTTGCTAAGCCGGGCCGAGTGGTCCGACGGATTCGCAGATATCGCGATCGCTGACGATAACGAGGCCCTGAAAAAGCTCCTGGGCCGTTGTGTCCGCGTTGAGGGTTTCGACGTGTCCGGCCAAATGGAAAACGGCCCCGAGCTCTGGGAGCACGCCGGAATCCACGGGCATCTGTTCGCGATTGCGCGTCACTTTCAGACGATCACGTTTGAAGAAAAAAAGCTCTATGGGTCGCCAACGCCGTAGACCTCGGCCCGTATGACTGCGACGTGTGTCCGCAAAAACGGCGCAGGCGTCTAGGGTGCCTAGCCCCGAAACAAGGCGGGCCCCACAAATTCGGCGATTTCGAGTGGGACCGGTGCCCAAAAAGGGCCGTGCTCGATAATCCGTGGATCGGTGGCGTCTGGGCCGCGTCGGACCTGGTGACTCTGGAACACTCGAACCGGGCCCACGACGCGGTTTCCACGGCCAAGGCCGCCGAGGGGTGGCGCCACCGGCAGGAATTCGAGGCCCGAGAACGCGATTCCAAAGCCAAGGCAGCCGCGGCCAAGGCCCGAAGGTAGGACCCTATGTCAGACGTCGAATTGAAAATCTCACTACAACTGGAGGAATCCAATCGAAAATTGGACGCCCTGGCCGGGAAATTCGACAAGGCCAACGCTCGTGGCAAAAAGTTCGCGGACGACCAGGCCAAGGCATCCGCCAAAACCGGGAAAAGCCTCGACGGACTGATCACCAAGGTCGGGGCCCTCGGCGCGGCGTATCTGACAACCGCGGGGGCCGCCAAAGCGTTCGGGATCGCAGCATCGTCCGCGCGTGTTCAAGACAGCATCAAGATCCTCGAGGCGTCGGGCGGCAGCATCGCCGAACTCCGAAAGCAAACCAAAGGCTTCGTTACCGACGCCACGCTGGCCAAGAACGCCAACCTTGCACGCATCATGGGGATCAACGCCGAGGAATTTGGACGCCTGGCGAACATGGCCCGCGCCGCGGCCAAACTTACCGGCGAATCGACTGAGTTCATGTTGGACTCCGTTGTCAAAGGCACCGCCCGCGGGTCCAAGTTGCTCCTAGACAACCTGGGTATTTTGGTCGACGTCAAAGGGGCCAACAAAGCCTACGCAAAACAGCTGGGCCTCAACGTAAAAGCGCTCACGGACGAACAGAAAAAACGCGCGTTCAAGCTGGAAGTCCTCAAAAAAGAAGAGGAAATGGTTAAAAGCGTCACCGACGCCGGGGCCACCCAATCCGACATTTATGACCGACTCGAGGTGAGTCTCAGCAACCTGGCCGACACTTTTGGTCAAGCCCTGGGCCCGGCCGTTACGTCCGTGATTCAGCCTCTTAATGACGTGGCAAACTGGATGCGTGACATCCTAAACCTCAGCAATGAGATGGAGGGCGGGACCGCGATTAGCGGAAAGGCCCAGGCCCGCGCATTCCAGCTTAAGCGGGCCCAGAATCTCGGCAGCCGGCTCGGGCTCCCCGCCGCCGCCACCTTAGGCCAGCTACGGGCCAAGGCGGGGTCTCTCAAGGCGGAGGATAACGCGGGGGCCAGCGAGTCCACGATCCGTGGAATCAAGATGCTTCGGGACACCCTCCGGGCTTACGACGCGCTGAACAAAGAAGTGGGGCAAATGGCCGTGGTCCAGAAACGCGGAAAAAAAGGCCGCCGCGGGCGGGGCAGAGGAGCCGGAAAATCCAGCTTCGTGGAAGATTCAGCCCTGGACTTTGGCCGTGCCGAAGACACCGCTATTACCGATGAATTGGCCGCGGCCCGTGCCGAGGAAGCGCGAATTGACGCCGAAGCCGCCGCATACGCCGATGAACAACTGAGCATCCAGCGACGGGAAAACCGGGCTATGGAACGTGACCAGGAAATTGGCCTCGAGGCCGGCCGTATGGATGCCAAGCGCGCCGAAATGGAATTGGAGCGATTCAACCACGAAGAACGCCGGGCCATGAACGATGAGGCCCAGGCGTGGACCATGCACGGCATCAACACCGCGGTCAACCTGGCCCAGTCCGGCATCCAAATGTTGGCCGACGAACAAGACCACATCCTGGAACGGCTCGGAATCCAAGCCCTGGCCGAGGTCGGCAACATCCTCGTGGCCGAGGGCACGCGATACGCCGCGGAGGGTGCCGCGCTCCTCATCAAATCAGGCGGAACCGACCCCCGCGGCTACGCTATGGCCGGACTCGCAACCGGGGCCATTGCGGCCGGTGTCGGCATGGGCGGCGCGGCCGCGTTCGGATCGGCGCATTTCGCACGCATGGACGCCGGGTCCAGCGATTCGGTAGGCTCCAACGCAACCCGCGTGCGCACGTCGGCATCCCGCGCCACGTCGTCCGGCACCGACTCCGGCTTCAATTTGACGGTGGTTTACAATGGCGTGGGTCCTGGGGCCGACGAACAGGCAAAGGCGTTCGCTAAACTGGCCGACACCGCCAAACGAAAAGGGTACCTGCCATGAGTGTGCAAATCCATTTGTTGGTCCCCGAAATCCGCATCGTGGCCGGCGTAAACGATACGTTCCAAGTCGACGACGGTGGTGGCAACGATACGTGCACCATCGCGGCCGGGTCTTATTTCATGACCGGTATCGGCGACGCTACGGACCTCCTGGACGGGGTAACGGATGCCATCGCGTCCAGCGCGTCGACTGCCGCACTTAGCCCAGCGCTCGAGATCCAGAACACCAGTAACGACGTCAAGGGGGTCAACGCCCTGTTGGAATTCGGTGGAACCACCGGAATCACATGGGGGACGTTCGACGGCACGGCCCTCGGCCACACTACCAACAAATCCGGGTCCGATAGCTACGACTCCGACGCGAATCCTAATGGGTGGTTTCTGCCATCGTTCCCAGCCGAAATCGTGGAAACCCCCGTCCGCGCCGAGGGCACCCAATTCCACACCGTCGGGGGCCAGACCTACACCCATGACCGTAGCGGCCAGGTGTTTGACGATCTGGTTCTTCAATTCTCGTGGATCGACGAGACCCAGGCCAAGGCATCCGCGAACACGACGGACCCACAACGCACCCTGCAACGCTGCTGGGGTCACTGGCGCGATGGCCGCCAAATCCGCGTATACAGCGTGCCCTACAATGAGACCACCGGGGTCCCAAAGGAACCCACGAACTCCGATTTGGTGGGCACCTACCACCTGGGACCGGGGGACCTTGAATCCCTGCCTCTGACTCGTCGTGGCCCCGAGCTTCCATACTATTCCACTAACCCCCTTCGTTTCCGCCAATACGTGGCAAAGTAGGCCCAATTGTCCGCATTCCGTTACGCCGTAACCATCGAGGGAATCCCGGTCGCATTTGCAGAGCCCGGATTCCCATCGTCTGAATTGGTGGCGTGGGCGTCCATCCTGCCAACGCTACACGATCTTAGCGAATCCGAAACCACGTTGGACCTGGGGGCCCGTCGTATGCTCGGGGCCTCGTTCAATTGGAAAGTCCGCGATGACGCGGATCGCGCCGTCCGGGCCCTGGTCAAACCTCGCCAAGACCCGGTCGCATGGCTCGTGGAATCATCGATCCCAGCAACCGGAACCACCGTGGCCCTAGTCGAGGTGAGCGACGTCAGCAACGTTCCACAACCATTCTATGCCGGAAACGAAACCCTGAGCTACTCCGGAACGTCTGGCACCGATCTAACGAGCGTGACGCGGGCCCTGTACGGGTCCACGGCCCAGAAACACTATGGCGCGTCTAATGATGGCTCGGCTGTCGAGCTCTACGGGGCCCCTCGGCGATGGACCGGGCGCAAGGTAACCCTGTGGGAATCGGAACGGGATGCGGCCGGAAACTGGGGCGCCAAGACGTCGATCGGTGTGGCCCGTATGTCGGATGCGCCTGGGTTCGATGGCGCGGACGTGTGGTCTTTTGGGTCCAATAATCTGGCCGAATGGATCGCGGACCGGCCGTTGGTTCAAGGACTGGAGCCCGTTTTCCCTAAGGACACCGTGCAGCTGGACGCGCTGTCTACCACCGTGACCCTAGACGCGGACTCTGTGACGCGGTTGTGGAACGGGGTGTCATTCGACGCGGCCCGCGTTATCTGGAAAATGGATTCAGGGGCCCAGTGGATCCTCCCTATCGAGTCATCGACGTCAACCACGTTAACCCTTGACTTCGATAAACTAGACACCCCGATGAATGCGCCGCTTCGTGTTGAGAATTCCGGCCCGTTCGGGTCCCCTATCCCTGTTGCCAACACCTACACATGGACCGAGGCCCAACCGGTGCTCTATTGGGAAGGGGATCCCGTCGACATCACGCTAGCGTTGCTGGTGTCTAAGTTGGGGGATTCGTCCCTAGGCACATGGGACGTGTTACCCGGTCTCGAGGCCGAGGAATTTGGCGGAATCAATTTCCAGGCGGGCGCCGGTATCATCCAAACCGACATCGACACCGACGCATTCAAAGCCCTCCGTGGCGGGTCCGGTTGGCGTATCGTCCTCACGGACCGTATGACCGTCAAAGATCTGTTGGCCGAATTCTGCCAAACAACCGGATCCTATTGGTATGTCAACGCGGCCGGCCTTCTCACAGTCCAACGGCTAACGGAACGCCTCCCCCCGTCGAGCGCCGCGGCATCCATCACGGACGCCCTGTGGGGAACGTCAAGCCCGGATAGCCTCGGAGCCACCGAATCCACCGTTTTCCACACGGTCCGATGGTCCGGCAACTGGGACCCGGCCGCCGAGCGCCACCGTGTCAAATTGACCGTCGTGGATGCCAAGGCTCGACACGAGGCCCCGAACGACGATAAAGCCCTAGAAATATCGACCAAATTCGTGAATTACGATGTCGGGGACTCGCTGGGGCTTGCGGACCCGTCCGGCTACCGTCCAGCCAATCCCGTTAGCCGCGTGGACCTGGAAACCAGCCTCAGACGAATCCAACAATACAGCAAGCGTCCCGCGGCCGAATTCGTGGTAGAGGTCCCAGTCACCGACGGAACCAAGGCAGTTAGTCCCGGCGTAGTTGTCGACGTGACGAATTCGCGGATCCCGGACCTCGAGGGGGCCACCCTAGACACGGACCTCGCCCTGTGTCTGGGGTCCCAACGAAACTACGACGAGGGAACCTATAGCTGGCGCGTCCGGCTATTGGACAACGGCTATCTGTTTGCCCCGGCCCTAGAAATCACCAACGTGGTCGGGTCCACCGTCACGGTGTCCACCTCGACGCCATACGGAACATCGACCCCGACGGCCCAAATCGCTGTGGGCTGGACAATCGAGGACACCGAATCCACGTGGTCCGCAACCGTGGCCACCATCGCATCGGCAGCCGTCTTTACCGTGTCCGGCGTCACCGGGACCCTGGCAATCGGGGACGTCCTGATCCCCAAAATGGACGGCACCCTAAGCACGGCCACGAACGCGGACGGCTACGCTATGGGCGATTTTTGTGCTATGGTGTCGGACACCGGGTCCACGCCTAGCGCGGCCCTTACCCGTTGGAGCTAGCCCTATGGCCCGCAATGTAAACGTATCATTTTCCGGCGTCGTGGTGTCCGACGTGGACCCCAACGCCCTAACGCGGACCCGGTGGCTAGATGAATCGGTGGCTGATACGGCCCTGGTTCACGATCTAATCACCGGGGAAAACACGCCACCAGCAACCCTGGATCACAGCGGACCCGGAAACGGTTGCGTCCTGGGGATACCTGTGGCGAATCAGGCTACCCCCCGATACACATTGTCAGGGCACCTAGGGAATCGCATCCTCTGGGCGGTGCCTTTTATGCAACCGGCCGGCGAAACCACAATGGGGGCCCGCGTTACGTTTGACGTGGGCTTTCCCAACGACACCTTTCTAGAGATCATGGACACATCATGGGCCGTAGTAGCATCCGCACCTCTGATTAGGCTGGGTGTTAGCGGTAGCTTTGAGGCGACGGCCACCGGGCTAACGGAGAACACCGCCTACTTTGCGCGTATCGCTTCACTGGAAACGTCCCCCACCGGCTACATTGGAAGCTATAATCTTACGGGCATTGCTATGGGCTATTTCCGCAAGGCACCAGCAACCCGAGCCCTTATTAGGCGACTAACGTCCGACGTTGAGGACTCCACCGAGCTCAGCACCAAGACCGCATCCAGTGCAACCGTTATTGATTTCGTGGACCTTGACACCGCCGAAACCCAGGACGGCCAGGCGATCTCCGGATACCACACAACCACCCTAGCCCAGAATCAACACGCATTGGCTGAGATGTTGACCGGGGCCCCTGCTGGCACCAACTCGAGCCGGACCCTAGCAGCGTCCGCAACCCAGGCAACCCACTACGACCATGGCCGCCTAGGGTCCGAGTGGGCATCAATGCCCCTGGTTCGTCGGATCCCTCTTTTTGCGTTTGGACTAGGGCTGGCGCCGTACGACGGGGGAAACGGTACTGATGGGGCTGGGGGTTTTAGTAGCAATAAGAAATGCCCAGGATGGACCGCGGCGGCATCTGTCGGCACCTCCTACCGCAACCTATTGTCCACCACATGTTGGATGCCCTACCACACACAGAGCACGTTACGGGTCCAAGTGTTGGCCTACAGCCCGGACGGTGCCCTCGGCGGCCTAACCACGCCGGACGTGCAAATCACCGTTATCAATGCCAATTCTGGGGCAACGGTGGACACCCAGGCCGCGGGAACCACACCCACCCAGATGGGGTCCACGAATTGGTATTACTGGGACGTAACTGGAATCGATTTCGTGCAAGCCGGGGCCAACCGTATCGAAGCCGCATTTAGCATCGCGACGCCGGACGCACCCAAAGTCAATGGCGGAACCCTACGGATCGCAGGATGGTCCGCATGCCTCGAGGGAGCATAGACCATGAGCCTTGTATCATCATCTTGGCCCCATAGCCTGGACACCGCCACCGTGGACAATCAATCCCCGGCCGTTGCCGAGACCGCCCGAATCCTGGCGGGCCGTGCGCGTTGGCTCTATGAAATGGCCACCGGGGAATCCGGGGACTCGGCCGAATCACCGATTATCCCGGTCAACCCGCAAGGGCTATATGGTGTGGACCATAGCGGCCCGCCCTATGGGGTCGCGTTGCGTCACGGTGTAATCCACGGTGGCAGCTCCATCGATCCCACAAGGAACTCTAGCTATTGGACGGATGCGGACCGGGACACGGTGGCCGATGAGGCCCCGTTGACGGTGCAGACGGTTGTATGGGTTAAGCCGCACGTTGACGGGGTGGGGCCCTATGCCTACGGCTACCTTGATTTCGTGGCCGCTCGGGTTGGCGGCTCCACCGTGACGGTTACCGCCACCGTCGAAAATATCAGCGCTGGCCAAGAATCCGCATCGGGCACCCTGGCTATCACATCGGGTGCCTCCATTAATGAGTTCGCTGGCACATCCGTCAAGGTGCCCATGGTATCTGGCTGGAACCGCATTCGGGTCACGTTTGAGGCTGATGGGACCGCATATATCGCCGGGTGGTCCATCAACCAGGTTAACCCGTTTAGGGACGACTAGGCCCATGGGCGAGGACTCAATCCGGCGTCTGGGTCGTACGTACCTGCGTCGTGGTAATCACGCGGCGGCACATCGTCACAAGCGGCCGAAAAGAGGGTCAAGAGCACGGCGAACAGAATAGTGGTCTTTTTGGTCATAGTGCCACGGTAGCAGCGGGCCCCCAGGGCGTCAAGCGCCCTTGTGGAGGCGAACGTCCCTGCCCACGGCCCAAAGCCCAATGCCCACCGCGTCCACAACGTCGGAACGCTGGTCCGGGCTCATCGGCGCTAGGATGCCGGCCAACAATTGTTCCTCGGTAGAGCCCAATTCGCGGGCCACCCATGCCGCGATCATGGCCTTCGTGTAGGTGGATTTCCAGTCCTTGACTTGGACTAGGTAGCCGTTGTCCGCGGCCCCACAAGCCCATCCCGACACCGCGTTCAATTCCAGTAAGGACGTCGTCTTGAACGAGCGCCCCCGAGCCTGCATGAATTCCGCGCAACAATTGAAACGGCCCCCCCGATCCCTGGCCCATTCGACCACGGCCCTTGACGTCATTTCGGTCAAAACGTCGTTAGGCTCGCGAACCCCGTCCCCTGGGTCCGGCCGCCCGGCGTCCCATAGCGTTTTCCCGCGAAACAAGGCAAGACCGGCGTAGCGCTTGCCAGGGTCCACGGCCAAAAGAGGCAAATCGGAGTCATGAAATAGGGGGGTTGTGCGGTGTTCCATGGTCCCGAGGATAGCACAAGGGCCACCGTTTTGCCATCCATAGCAGGCCGTTTGGGCATTCGCACGTTAGCCGGAACAGGACACTCTTTTCGCGCATCACGTCCACCGCGACCCGTCGTCCTCGTATCACGCGGAAACCGCGGCCGGGCACCCGCTCGACGACCGGTTGCCAGGTCCACCCTAGCGTGGCGCAGCGTCCACACCGGGGGCCCGTTGGCGTTGGCGTCCTAGGACTCACAGGAGCTCATTTCCTACGCGGTCCCACCCGGCCACAATGTGACGAGAAAACAATTCAATCCGGGGCCGGTCCCCATAACACTCGACAATTGAATCTCGAATCTGTGCAGGTTTCTCGCTATGTGCACCTCGAGGCGCCGGCACCACCTGGCGCACCTTGGACGACACCAGCGGAAACGGCCGGCCCTTCTTACAGGTGGTGAACAATAGACAGAGCTCCGACGTAGGTTTCACGGCCGTTGGCGGGACCCCTTGGGCACCGATAAGGGCCCCGTCTTTGGTGGTCTTAACCCAATTGAAAGCGACACCGCGATAATGGAGCCCCCAGGCACGCCCCGCGTCGATGGCCAGCGGCAAGAGCGGGCACGTAGCCCACACGAACGCGGCGCCCCGTTTTGGGTCCCGGAAAAGGCTGGCCACCGGCAATGCGTTGATCTGTTCGGGAGTCATCGACGCGGCGTACTCCTTGCCCGCGGCCCCCATTTTCGTCTGGGACCCGTAGTAGGTCCATGCGGGATCGGCATAAACGATATCGTATTTCCCGAAATAGGGTTCTAGGTTCACGGTGCACGTCCTTCGTTGAAAAGGGCCAGCGTACGCGGAAACGACGTCTCGAGCAACGCGGCAACCTGGTCCGAGTATTGGCGAATCTCCCACTGGGCGTGGCTATCGGACCGGAGCCCCACGAATTTAAGCCAGTTCAGCAAATTAGCCTTGGCACGGAAAACGGTGTAGCGCGACACAGGCAAAACGCACCTGGCAAGCTCCTTCGGAACCCCCGACTTAAGTAGTCCCCGATAAACATCCGCGGCATACTCGAATGCCCGATCAATATCGTCCGAGCAGTGCATGGCCTCCGTCTCGTCCAACGCGGCACCGGTTCCCTGGGCTTGCTTGTTGGCCGTGTCGACGTTCAAGAGCCGTTCAACGCTCGGCACATAGTCTTCCGTCGCAAGCGGCGCGTATCGAGCGCTGGCCTCGTTGTAGCTTTGGGTCCGGTGTCGCATCCATTGGCGGGCCACGAAAATCGGTGCCTTGATTTCGAAAACGGCTTCACACATTTCGAACGGGCTAGTGTGTCGGTTGGTCCATAGGTAGCGCAAGAGACGCTCGTCGCCATGGCCCCAGCGGTGTCCGTGCTCCTGGGTAGCGGGACAATCGGTTGGATAGGCCCCGTATTGCTCCCCGCAATCGCGGCAAATCGGACCCCACCCCTTGAATCCGCCACCGGTCGACATCCTGGCGGCTTCAATGATCCGCTCATCGGACCCCATGGTTTCTATCAATTGAATGTAGCCGTGGTCCAGGACCTGGCGTTTTTCGGTTTCGGTTGTTCGCATCTAGGGTGCCTCCGTAGTGGCTGGATCGGTGTTATGGTCCATTGCGTCTATCTTCCTTCGTCCTAGCGTCATCTTACATCTTGGGCATGTTTTCATCTGTCGAAGCTCCTTGCGGTTGCGGGATCCGGAACAAGACGGCCTCTATTACGGATCTCCCGCGCCTTTTTACTCCATGCCAGCATCGCATGAGCACCCGCCCTCATTGGCACATCTGGGATCCAACGGGAGGCGCCACGCTCCATCGACTGCACAAGCCAGTTAGCGGCTGCGTCGACTTCCGCAACAGGCACCTCCAGAATAATTTCATCGTGCACGTAGCACCACAGACCCCAGGAGTCTCGCTTCTCGGTTTCCACATCCCACAAAGCCTGTTTCGCGGCATCCGCGATCAGGCCCTGAAACATGGTGTTAGCCCGTTGACAATAGCCCGTCCCACCTCGGCGTCGGCCGCTGAAAGTCTGGGTCACGGCCCCCCGATGGTCCGACGCCCACCGGAAATAGGCAGCAAGGCCCCAGCTTTCTTTGAACCTGCCTAGGAGCTCCTTTGCGCGGCCCTCGGATACGTTGATCCCGTAGCCCGCCAAATAGTCCACCATCGCCGAGGCGCCGAGGCCCCCAGGGGCCCCGAAGTTCACTCCTTTGGCCGATTGGCGAGCGTCGGCCCACGGACCATCCAGGGTTCCCGCTTGGTGGGCCTCGAGAATCTGGGCGTATGTGGTCCCGTCGTCCAGCACATCGGCAGCAAATTTACAATGGGGGTCCCCGGCCGGGTCCTCCTGATAGAATTCCGCGAACCGCGACTCACCGAACAAGTCCAAACACACCTGGCCCAGGCCCCTGAGTTCGGCCGTGTCGTAATCCGCCGCGACGAGTGCCATGCCCGGACGCGCACAATAGATCTCGCGCATTCCCGCACGCCTAGGCAGGTTCTGGACGTTGGGCCCCGAGCTCGACGTGCGCCCCGTCTCTTTGAGCGTGTGGTAGCGCGACTGGATGGGGTGGTCCTCGGCGTGGGCCGCGATAACCGGCGCGATGTAGGTCTTTACCATTTTCTCGGCCGTCGTGAGTTTGGACCACCGGACCAGGGCGTCTGGGGCCGATTCGAAAGCCGCGGCAACGGCCAACGTGCCCGCGTCCGTTTTGGGCGTCCCCTTGTCTGTGCGTGGGACCGCTTGGCCCTCGGCATCGAATGCTGCAGCAACCAGGGCCCGGCATTCTTTGGCGTTTTTGGTCATGACCTCCGGGTTTTTGGTCTTCCACTTGCGTTTCATTAGGCCGGCTTCGAGCAACGCGGCCCGATGGCCCTGGGCTTCCGCGTCGAGCTCCTCTTTAAGGCGGCTAGCGTGGGCCGCGTCGACCCCCATTCCCCGGCGCGACATCGATTCAAGCGCGTAGGATGCGCGGACCTGAAACGCTTCGTCGGGGCTAATTCGAAGGTCGTTTGGGCCGATGGACGGGTGTCGCGGGGCCTTGCGTCGCTGTGCACGCATTAGCGGAACCAGGTGTTTCACGTCGTCGAGCGCATAGGCGCGGGCACGTTCGGGCCACTGGTCCACGGGAAACGGCAACAGTTCGCCGTAGCGCATACGCCACCCGTCGTCACCTTTGTCCATCGGCTCGGTGCCTAGGTAGCGTTGGCATTGGCCGTCCAAACCGAATTGGCGTTTCGTTACCCCGAGACCGTGGATAACGTAGCCCATATCTAAGGGGCTCGCGATTCCGATCAATTCTTCCCTGCGCTGGGTACACACGAATTTGCCGGCCCGGAGCCCGTCGATGATCCACGACGCATCGGCACCAATCGAATGGAGATAGTCGCGGATAACGATGAGGTCGAAGGCGACGTTCTGGGCCACAAGGTAGCCGCGTTGTACGGCTTTCTGCAAACAGGACACCCAGCGTGCAGCGTCGTTTGCGTGATACAGGTCAGACCCAATAGCCACACACACTAGGCGTTGGGCTGGGCTCGCGTCGGTTTCGGTGTCCCATCCTGTGAATTCGGCATTGTGCGGGATCGCTGGTTCGGGGTGCAATAGAGTCATGTAATCGCTTTTGTTCGGGTTTCGTGGGCCCTCGACGGGATCGAACCGGTTCGGGCCTTAGGTGCACCCTGCCCATTGCTAGGGCCGCGGTGTCTGTCTCGTGTTTCTGGTTCATACTCGGGTAACAACACGACTCCGCTACACACGCTGAGCCTTGCCGCGATTTACGTAACTTGACCCAACGTGGGCCATGTGTGGACCGTCTTTTGTGGGGTCCTACCGGTGCCCAGCCCGCGGAATCCCACCGCGGTGCGTCTACCTGTGTCTACGCTTGCTCTCGTACTGGACATAGTGTCCGGTCCGCCTCCCAGGACGTGCCTGGGGCTTGGTGCGACGCCGGACGCGCCGAGACGTGATCACCGTCCTCTCAGGCCCCTAGGTACACTGCTAGGGGGTTATGGGCCGCAGCCCGTGTGAGAAGTGGTGTCCGCGTTATTCGACGCGGCTAAACTCGAAATCGGTAAACTTTTTCGCGTTGCCGTCTTTGTCGGTGGCGTTGGTGATGACCGCGCGAATCTTGACGCCCTGGAAATAGTCCGTGTTGTCTTGCTTGAGCTTGCCATTTTGGATCACGTCGAACGAGTCCAGATAAACCTGGCATGCCTCGGTGTCGTTCGATTTTTTGGGGTCCGGAACCAATGCCGACGGCTTCACGTCGCGGCCCAACTTGGAGCCGATAACGGCGGCCATGCCGTTTTTGGCCATGATGATTCCGGAGTCATACATGTAATCGCGGAAAACCGTGACCACCTCGCCGGGCTCGAGTTCGTTTTGATCCTCGTTCACCGGATCGCGTGGAAGCCCTTGGTCCAGGACATCGACGACGCGCAATTCGAACACCGTGTAGGGTGTCCCGTTTTGCTTCTCGCCGTGTTTGATCTCTTTGATCGCGGCCACGAATTCGGACGGTGGTGCATATCGGTCTTCATAGGCTTGGGACTGGGCTTGCAGATGAGGGTTGGTCATTTTCTTTTGTCTTTCGGTTCGGGGTTTCGGGGAATCCGGCCCCGGCGCAACGTAGCACGCGGGGCCGGGATTCGTCAAGCGTATTGCTGCTACTGCGCTTGGATGTAGCGGGCCACCTCATCGGAGCCTGGGATAGTCTCGGCGTCCATGATCGCACGGGTCTCGTACACGTAGATCACGGACACCTCCACACCATCGAGTACATCGCAAAAGGTGTCGATGATCTCGGCGTCAGGGTGGCGGGTGGCAGCTTCTTCGATGGTGATGGTTTCGAGTTTCATTTTCTGGTCTCCGTTTTCCGGGCCAACGTGGCCCACGGACACCATAGACACGGCCGCCAAGACCCGTCAACCCCCTAACCCGAATTAAACGTGATTCGCATCACGCATCGATAACCCGTAACAGGTGATCGGCCCTAGACAGGTGGACCGCGGGCCCAAGGCGCGCGAAATCCTTGCACGGATCCCCGTTGTAATCGCATCCCCAGCGGTATTTGGTGCATGCTGCCGGGGCGTTGCCCTTGGGGGCCCGTTTGCGTCCTGATGCGCGAATCATCGGCTCCCAAGCCGACAGCCAAAGGGCCGTCAACGCTAGGTCCGACTCGGACCGCGTGAACAGGCGCGACGGCTTGGGGCCCAGAATCTTTTTCTTGTTCCTGCTGTGGGCATAGACCCACGTTGCGCGGACCCGTTCGAGTTCCTCCGACTCGGCGAACCCGACCCCCACATAAAGCGCCACCTGGGGATCCCCCGGCATATCAGCCACCGTCAAAGCCCGGCTAAAATTACCGGTCGTCTTGAGGTCCATTACCTCGATCTCCTGGGGCCCGTGGCGCCACTCGGTATCGATGAGCCCCGACAGCTGACACATAGCCCGGTCACCGACGTACAGAGTCACCATGAAGCGCCGTTCTGGAATCACGTTTTCGGCTGGACCGGGGAACTCGGTGCGGATGGCCCGCGCCATAACGTCGGCCCTGCGCAATTCGTCCGGCCCCAGGAACCCCAGCGCGTCCCGTTTCGTGGTCGCTGGCACGTCGTCCGGCACGTCGTCGGCACCCTTCTGCCATTCCTCGAGGCGGGCGTGGACCTCGGTTCCTAGGGACGCAGCCGCAGACCCCTCCCAAGGCCGCGTCCTACTGTGGAACCAAGCCGCAGGGCAGTGGAGAAATTTGGCCGTTTGGGTCGCGGAAAAGCGGGGAAGATCCTCGTTCCGGGGTTCGTGAACCAGGGTTACGCGGCTAGTCATCGTCGTCCACCTTGACTGCTGACATGATCGTCAATTTCGTCGACAGAAAACCGCCATCCGCCCCGAGCACCATACGCGTGTTCGCGTCCATGATATGGTGGATCTCGTCTTGCCACGTCTCCAGCGCCTCGACGTCCTCCGCCTTGGCGCGGGCCCAATCGTCCTGGGCAATGGCTAGGCGCGTCTCGCGCTCCTTCAGGTCCAATTCCCACGACTCGAGGACCGCGCGTTTCATGGCACGACGCAACGGGCCTCCTGGCTTGAGGTCCATGGTCCTCATGTGGGCTAGAATTTGGTCGATGATACGGCGCGTCATGGCGCGGCCTCCATATTTACTACCAACGCAATGACGGCAATCCACAGAACTAGAAGCTGAATTCGCTGCATCAGAATCACGGTCCTGTAGTATTTCAGGCGGTCTGTGATCGTCGTCAAGGCTTCAATTGCGCGTTGGGTCTGGTTTTCTTGGCTCATGGGGTATCCTGTCCGTTCTGTGGGCCACGCTATCCTGGAAGATTCGCTGCCTATCAAGGTATTGCCTAAAGTACCTCGTGTCATCGATAGCCTGGCCTAGTGCCTGTATGCGCTCGTTGTCCGTTGCACCGTACATCTGGCCCAATCGGTTTAGGTATGCCTGATACAATAATTCGTTATTCATGGGGCTCCTTGTCCAGGGATGTCTTTCCGGCTCAGACCATATCGCACTTGGCCCCCGGTTGTCACGCTCCGGATTGCGTTTCCGCCGGGCATGGCCCTCAATTTCCGGATTAGTTGTTTCGGTCGGAGTTCCCGTGGTGGGGAAATCGCATTCGACGCGCACCATGTGACCAGGGAATCCATCAATTCGCGCGACGTGGGCAAACGGGCTTTGGTGCGGCCGTCCTCCGGGTCCACCGCGGCCCACGTATCCCCGAACCAGTCGCTGATGGGGTCGGCCTCAACGCGCCATTCTTCCAGGGCATCCACCGCGGAATCGGGCATCGTGTAGGCCCCCTGGGCCAGCAGCCGCCTCAGGCCCTCAAACGCCCACGCATAGATTCCCGGCAATTCGGCGCGACACCGGCCCACAAAATCGGTACGCCGGCCCGCTGGCGTGGACTCCTCATCGAACGCACGGTTGAAGCTGAGGACCAGGAATTTGCGCCAGTAGCCCTTGGTGTTGTCTCCCGATTCCCACGGACTGTTGACTGCCCAGACGTGGGCCGCCGTGGGCCGAAACGAAAACGGGGCCTCGCGAATCGGCCGAGCCTCGATCTTGTCGCCTGAGATGATCGCTTTGATGACCTCGGGACTCATGGCCCTATTGGTCGGGGCCTCGGCACACAGATTCACCGCGGCCGACGCTAAAGCGGCCTTGGCGTAATTGCCACCGGACCCACCCCACGACTGGGGCGTCTGGCTAACGGTGGCGCCGTCGGGGAAAAGGAGCTCCAGGATCTTGATCACGGTCGATTTGCCGTTGGAGCCCGAGCCACTTAGGACCAGGGCCCGGTCATATTCGGTCGCTACGCCACCAATGGCCGCCCCTAGAAATTCTTGGAAAGCCTTAATCTTTTCAGCCTTGTCACGGTCATCCCGGAAAACCGCACCCATCACGTCGAGCCAGGCCGGACACGTAGCCTCCGGGTCCCAGTCGACAGGGACGGTGAATGTCGCTTTGTTTCGCGGTGAATGTGGCCGGAGCTCCAGGCTCGATTCCGCCGACTCCAGGCTAACGAACCCGTTGCCGAACGCAACGCCGGGCGTCCGCACGTTGAAAAACGATTCGTCGAACAGGCTCCATTCGACCGCCTTGGCCACGTCGGACGTCTGGCGCGTCGAGCGTCGGAAAACCCGGCGTTTCTGGCCCGTGCCGATGATGCCGCCGTCGAGGGCCTCCAACGTGTCCCAGACATCGGAGCGGGGACGCGGTGACCAGGTGCCCCGGCCCTCGACATAGGACCAAAACGCGCCGCGCGTATGGACGCAGTGGTCTTTGGATCCCCAGCGGTCCACGACCCAGTCAACCAATTGGCTGTCGCTATCGTCGTCGAGGGTGATAGGCTGGGCCTCGAGGTCACCAAGGTCCGCGTAGGATTCCGGAATCCCGTGGCGTTGAAGCTGTAGCCGGGTTAGTTTCTCGGCCAGCGACTCGCGACGCCGGGCCACCTCGAACGGGTGGGGGTCCATCGCGGCGTGCGACTGGTCAAAAAGTGCCGCCGTGGTGTCAGGGTCCAGGCCAGGATGCTCCTCAACGATGGCCGTGGCAATTTTCAGGCGCCACAGGTCCCGCTCCCCTGGGTCCGAATATGGACGCCCGACTAGCGCATCCCCCATGCGCCGGCCGATTTCCGCGGCTACCATGTTGGTACGTTTCCGGGCCAGGCGGTCCGCGATGTCGCGCAGCGTTAGTTCGTCGGCCTGTTGCGTCTGGATACCGTAAACGTCGGCCGGTTTGGCGTGTCTCCACATTTCGGACACGTCGAGGGGATTACCCGGTTCGACGTGGAACGTGTGGACGACATCCGATCCCGAGGCCCACCCCGGCAAAAAATAGATCCTGTCCGCATTTTTGCACGCTGGATCGTTGGCCCCCCCGGATGCCCGATTTAGCGCGGTCCACGTCGAGGGCCACGATTTGGCGTCGACGGGGGTTGCCAGGGGGCTAACGACTCGCCAACATCCCCGGCCCCCCTTGGCCTCGGTCATATGGGACGCGGTTGTGTGGACCAGATACGCGGCTCCCTGGGCCTTGAGCCACCCCGTAACACCGAACAGGGTCTCAGGAGTTTCGGCGTCCAGGTCCCATACCGCACAGGTCACGTTCGCGATATTCGCTTTTGTGTGGCGGGTTTCCGGTGGCCGCGATGCCGGGCTAAACGCTTCGTGACTCAGTTTGATGAAGTGGTCACGCTCGCGATGGGATGCGCGGAAACGCGCGACGAGGGCCGACCACGTGGTGGACTCGGTTGGACTCGTCTTGTCGGTGGCACCGTTCAGGTATGTGATTTCAAGGGCTTGCGTCATATTGGCCGCGTCCTGGGTTCGGGTCTAGCCTCGGTTCTACGCCGATTTCGGGCGGGCGTCAAGAGCCGAGCGGGAGTTTCGAGAGTTAGTTTCGGGCCCCCGCCAAACACTATAAGAGAATATAACATGTTTCAAATCCCTATAGCGCTTTAAGAGGACCCCCGAATCTACCACCGTAAGTCACGCAACGTGACGCGCGACACACGAAAAACCGAACCGCGGCTTGACACGCAAAACACAGCCCCCTACAAATGGAGCATGATAGAGCTATTTATTCCAGGAACCCGAAACGACGGCTCCGGCGAAGGCTCCGGCGAAGGCTGGGGCTCCGGCGACGGCTCCGGCGACAGCTACGGCTCCGGCTGGGGCTACGGCTCCGGCTGGGGCTACGGCTCCGGCTCCGGCTGGGGCTACGGCTCCGGCTCCGGCTGGGGCTACGGCTCCGGCTGGGGCTACGGCCGCGGCTCCGGCTCCGGCTTCGGCTCCGACTAACTAACTAACCCACACCCAGGAACGACCCACCATGAACCTCTTCGACGATCCCGAATCCCCCGTGGACGCCTTGGACCAGGACCCCGAGGAATGATAGAGCTATTTATGCCAGGCACCGAAAACGATGGCTCCGGAGACGGCTTCGGCTCGGGCCGCGGCTACGGTAAAGGCTCGGGCCGTGGCTCCGGTAGAGGCTCCGGCTCCGGCTCCGGCTGGGGTTACGGCTCCGGCTCAGGCTGGGGTTACGGCTTCGGATTCGGCTCCAGCTCCGGCTACGGTAAAGTCTCCGGAGACGGCTCCGGTAGAGGCTCCGGTAGAGGCTCCGGTAGAGGCTCCGGCTCCGGTAAAGGCTTCGGCTCCGGCCAACTCAACCCAGGATACCAACCATGAAAAACCTCTTCGACGACCCAGAACAACCCGACCCCTTCGCCGACGCCCTAGACGCGGCCAACGAGGCCCAGGTAACGGCCGAAAAAGCCTCCGAGCGCATGGCCCAGCTGGTGGACCGTATCCGGGAACTCGAATCCGGCCACGACGCTTTGCTGTCCCAGATGCGGGACATCCGCCAGACGACCGCGGACATCATGCGCCGCTTCGACCAGTACACCGACCGTGTGGACCTGTTGTCTGGGCTGGATCCCGACTGTAATACAGCAAACCCGTGCACGGGATGTCCCGATTGCGGTGTAACGCGGCACAGCGTACCCCCTCCAGCCAGCGCCATGCGGGCGTCACGTGAAAGGGCTCATGCCGCGGCCGTGGACGCCTTGGAACAGGACCCCGAGGGATGATAGAGCTATTTATTCCAGGAAACCGAAACGAGGGCTCCGGCTCCGGCTACGGATACGGATGGGGCTGCGACTCCGGCGACGGCCGCGGCTGCGGCGACGGCTGGGGCTGGGGCAACGGATCCGGCTGGGGCTCCGGCAACAGCTCCGGCAGCGGATCCGGCTACGGCTACGGCTCCGGCTTCGGGGATATCGAATGAATGCCAATCCACCGTGGCGTTGGACGTGCAACGGCGACGCCTTCGAACTGATCGCGACACGTGACCTGAAATCGGCCTGTCCCGGAGCCGTCGTAATCCGCGTAACCGGCCGCAATGGCGCCTATTTGGTGCGGGGCTCCGGTCTGTTCGTGACGCTCCGCATCGGGGCGCCCTGCCCCGTGCGTCGAAGCCGCAACCCGAACCGTCCCCACTATCCCCGCGAACCCAAACGCATCAAATCATTCCAGGACCTACTAAAATCGGCCGAGGCCATCGCCCGGCATCACGGCCTACACCGACCACCCGAAACGAGGATAAACCGATGAAACCCGTACAAGGCCCCAGCCACCTAGACATCCACCAACGTGCTAGGCTAGAACACCTGGAACAGGAACATAGGGGAGCGAGAATCGTGATCTGGTATCTGTTGGTCGCATCCGTGGCCGCCGTAGTGACCATTGCATACCAACGGGACCAGATCGACACCATGCGCGCGGTCCACGGGTCCGAGTGTTCCGACGTCATCCGTCGAGCGATGGTGTTCGATTGGGGTCCACGGAATACGTGGCGTATGACCGCGTGTGGGTTCCGCGTTACCATGGCCGTGGCCGACCGATGATAGAGCTATTTATTCAAGGGAACCACAATAACGGCCGCGGCTCCGGATGGGGCTCCGGCTCCGGCTCCGGCGACGGCTCCGGCTGGGGCTCCGGTGAAGGCTACGGCAACGGCTACGGCTGGGGCTCCGGCGACGGCTGGTGCTCCGGCTCCGGCACCGGCTCCGGCAACGGCTCCGGCCGCGGCAACGGCTCCGGCCGCGGCAACGGCTCCGGCTACGGCAACGGCTCCGGCTTTCGACGCTAACAGAATCGTGATACAATGGGCCCCTGAGCCCTAGCCGGAGAAACCGTGGCCCCAACCGTAACCCTCGACGTGATTTCAGATATCCATTTCGGAGCCGGGTCCGAATCCCATGCTGCTACCGAATCCTATGCCCAGTTCGCCGCGGTCCACCCACCAGACATCCGCGTGTGGCTTGGGGACATCGCCGAAATGGAATCGTGTTCGGCCCATGGTGGGGCCCGCGAACCGCCCACCCTTGCCGACGACATCACGGCCACCGTGGACGGGATCGACCGTATTCAGGACTGGGCCCCCGTTGAACGCGAAATATGGGTCCCTGGCAACCACGAAGACCGATATGCCCGACGACTAACCCAGGACGTTGGCAACCTGGCCAACGGACTCCCTACCCTCGAGGATCTGCTGGAGCTTGGCCGCCGCGGATTCCAGATGCCAGGCGACTCGTGGTCGTTTCGTGGCGTCCTGTTCACGCATGGATTCGTCCGATCCCAGCACCACGGGGCCCGCATGCTGCAATTGTTTCCGGATTCCGCGGCCGTAGTGTATGGACATCATCACCGGGCTGGCGTGACATGGCGCAAGCGAGCGAATTACGGCGGCCCCACCCCTCTGACTCCGGACGCCCAGTCCAAAGGGAGCCGGATGGCCATCGCGAACCCATGTCTAAGGGACCTGGACCCGACGTGGATCCGCGGCCCATCGGGCTGGGTTAACGGGTTCACCCGGCTCGTTTTTCATGAAGCCGGATTCAACCACCAAACCCATCTAATGCACGGCGAACGTTGCGCGTTCTATGCCGAGGGCCAGTTGTGGGACCGGGAGTCGTTACTATGATAGAGCTATTTATTCCAGGGTCCACTAACGACGGAGACGGAGACGGCGACGGAGGGGGCAACGGCTACGGCTACGGCTCCGGCAACGGCTGGGGCAACGGCTACGGCTACGGCTACGGCGACGGCTACGGCGACGGCTACGGCTACGGCTACGGCGATGGCGACGGCTACGGCTCCGGCTCCGGCTGGGGCTCCGGTGCACCATGCTAGAGGACATCCGGGAATACCTGCCGTTGATCCTGGTGGAATTGTTCATGGCCATAGCGTGGCGCCTGATCGTCGTCGAGGGGCGTTGGTTCGGGCGCACCATGCCGGACGAGGAGCCCGACGCGGACGCGGACGCGGATGAATGGATCGCAAACCCCGACGCCGTTGTCGAGCTACAAGACGACGTGGCCCAATTAACGCAGCGCGTCATGGAACTAGAACTAGCGCAGGAGACCGAATGAGACCTAATCCCCATGTACAACGGGCCCTGAGTGCCCTATCCCAATCCCACGGTGTCGACGGCCGCGCGGCCAGTGGCAGAACCCTAAGCACGCTGCAACGTGCCATGATAGCCGTAGCCGGAACCATCGTGACCAGCGGGTGTTATGTGCCGGACCAGTCGACGCTTGCCATTATCCCCGAGCGTTACGGATTCATCGGCGAAGAGCACTATATGCAGGTTAGCTCCCACGTAACTGATGGGGTCGAGGTGGACCTACACACCGACATCCAGACCAGCGCGACCGACGACGGTGACTGGGTCGGCGTGACCATGGACTCAACAACGCCCCGCGTCTATGTGGTGGCCGAGTCCTACGCCAGGGAAGGCGAAGACCGCCAAGCCTGGCACGCGGGCCTCTTCACCGGGGTCCAAAAAGCCACCGTGGACGGCGGCGCCACCGTCGTGAACATGGGAGACAGCATCACGGCCAACGGCTCCATCACCGCCCGAATCCAAAGCCATCTAGCAGAGCTCGGCGTCACGGTCCACAACCACGCCGTTAGCGGCAAAACGTGGCAATGGTATGCGGCCGATGTGGAGGGAATCGCCGAAACGGACGCGGCCATTGCCCGAGCCCCCGACGTAGTGACCTGGATGCTAGGCACCAACGGCCTATTCACCGCCTACCCGAGCGCATCCGGGCTGACCGGCTACCCAGCATACGTTGCAGCCGAAATCGACGCAGCCGAGCGCCTTTTTGCCCGGTTCCCCGCGACCACCGTGCACCTGGTTGCGCCACCACCTCCGGGAAACGACGTAGAATCAACCTACCTGGTGTATGAGCCATATGACGAGCCCCACCACCCGAACGCCGGCATCAGCACCCGACAACGCTGGTTGTTTCGGACGCACGACGTTATGACCGAGTATAAGGCAGCCTGGGCCGACCGGGACGACGTTGTCTTGGTTCCAGCTCGGTCATCGATCCACCGGACCGACGGATACGGCGGGGACACCGTGCACCCTGGAGTCATCGGGCTAAATCAGTTAGGCGACGCCTTCGCGCCTGCTATTCTGTGGGCTATCCAGCGACAACGGGGGACACCGTGAACCGACGAATCAAACGAGCCATCCAACGCGCAGCCTTTGTTGCCGACGTCTTGACCAACCGGGCCCTAAAATGGTCCATCCAAACCCTGTTGCCCACGCTAACGGCCACGGCCTTTGGCGTCCTGGCCTACGGGGCACTCATCGCGGCCATCGTGGTGCTGAGCTCGTGTGCCGCGCCTCAGGAGCCCGACCCCACCGAGCCGGACCCGGCGTGCTCCCAAGTCATTGCGGCGGCGTGCACCAACGCGGCCCAGTGCGTCCCGGTCGATGATGCTGGGGCCGAGTATGCTCGGTGTGTCGCGTTTTTTGGGTCCATTTTCGCGCCCAACCCGTTGTGCGTCGGGGTTCGGGTGACGGGAAACGTGGATCCGTGCGCCGAATCGCTGGCATCGTGTGCGCCGGAAATCGTGATTCGTGCGCAGTGTGATAAGGTCGAGTGGGGCCCTTGACACCTCCCACCCCGTCCAATAGGCTCGCCTCATGAAAAAAGAAACCCGAAAACTCCCTACCTTCGCAACCCACGCCGGATTCACACGGGAACTCATCGTCCCGAAGCTTCGGGTCCTCAACCTTAGCGGCGGACGCCAATCGACCACCATTGCCGAAATGATAATTCACGGGGACCTACCCCCAGTAGACCTGTGTTTGACCGCGGATACCGGCATGGAGCACGAAGCCACCTATGCCCATATCAAGGACCTACACAAGCGCCTAAACCAAGCCGGAATCAAGGCCGCGGTAGCACCGGGACCTAACCTATGGGATGATCTGGTGACGCTGGGGCCGCGCAAAGCGACTCGCCTAGACAATCCGCCCTATTGGGTACAGAAGGAGAACGGGGGCCGCGGCCGTCTGGTCCAGAAGTGTACCAAACACTACAAAATAGCCCCCATGGACCGGTATATCCGGCAGGAATTGCTCCGAACCCATGGAATCAACCCGGAGGCCCGGCGCATCGGGCACAACATCGTGGAGAAGTGGATCGGGTTTAGTGCAGACGAGACCAGCCGGATGAAGCTTCCGGGGCAAAAATACGTATACTTCGGGTTCCCGCTCGTGGATCTGGGATTCAACAAGGACGACTGCATATCCTATCTGGAGTACAGGGGCCGTCCGGTGCCCCCTCCCTCCGTGTGTGTGGCGTGTTTCAGCAACCCGGCCGCATCCTATAAGACCATGGGACCCACCGATTTCGAGCGGGCCCGCGCCGTAGACGAGAGCCTAAGTCAATGGGCACAAATCGGAATCAAGGGAGATGTGTACGTCTCAAAAACGCTTCGCCGACTAAGCGACATCCGGGCCGACGAAGAAACCGAACCGGACACCGACGAAGGATCGTGCGATGGCGGATACTGCTTCGTGTGACCAGAATCACAGGAATCCGCACCCAAGGGGTTGACACCCGAAAACCGAGCCCCTACAAATAGTCCAGGGCCACCAACGGCCCAGAAACCGAACCAAGGAAACCCGAACATGTTCAAAGACTACATTGGAAAATTCGTTATCGTGCGCAGCGACAAGGACGGCGTCTGGGCCGGAACCCTGAAAGCCCTCGAGGGCTCCACCGAGGGCGAAAGCCGCATGACCGCCTCCCTCGAAAACTGCCACCTGGTCCACTCGTGGCAATCGACGGCGGCAACCGCTGGCCTGGCCGTGTTCGGGCCCGGTGAGGGCTCCAACGTCAGCGACGCAACCCCAGCCCACATTTGCGCGGACGTGGTCGGATTGTCGGTCGCCACGGCATCCTCCAAGAAGCGGTTCGCCGACATCAAAAAGTGGAACCCATAAGCCAGTGATAGAGCTATTTATGTCAGGAAACCGAAACGACGGCTCCGGCAAGGGCTCCGGCTCCGGCAAGGGCTACGGCTCCGGACGCGGCTACGGCTCCGGCCGCGGCTCCGGCCACGGCTCCGGCTCCGGCTCCGGCAAGGGCTCCGGCCACGGCGACGGCTACGGCGACGGCTACGGCCGCGGCGCCGGGCCCAAAACCGAACCGAAAGAAAACGAAACATGAAAACCGAAATCATCCAAAAAATCCAAGAGCTCCTAGCGACCCCCCCAACCGCGGACGTGTTGGAGGCTGCCACGGATGCCGCAATCGAGCACCTAGACATCGACGGCGACGAACTCAGCATCATCTGGGACACCAAAAAACCCCGACGTGACGCAATCGAGGTCCCCGGCTTCCGCGCGTCCCAGGTGCCATGCATCATCCTGCCGAACACCAGAGGCACCGCACTGAGTCCGGCCGAAAAAGCCGAAATCCTGGCCGCCGTGGACTGCAACACCCTGACGTGGGACGGCCGAACCGGAGCCCACTGGATCGTCATCAAGATGCGCCACCTCAAAGGTCTCCGGGCCTGGGCAATCGTCGACAAATCGGCAACCCTAGGCGAGGACCCCACCCGTATCCTCACCGAATCAGGCCCCCTTGCCCTGTATGCGCTCGAAACCGAGGGCCACCTAGTTCGGGAGGGCCGCCTAGCCCGCCATTGTATCGGAAGCAGGCAGATGGGCTACAGGAGGTCCCTAGGGTCCGTGGACATCGCCTACGTATCCGTGCGCCGAAAAGAAGCCCCCGAACTCCCAGTGGCCACGGCCGAGATCCGCGGAACCCGCATCATCCAGATCCAAGGCCGCAGCAATTCGGCCGTTAGCCAGGACACCCGCGCGATCGTCGAGCGCTACGCAGCTACGCGATGATCGAACTATTCATACCAGGGACCACCAACTACGGCACCGGCACCGGCGACGGCTACGGCTGGGGCTCCGGCGAAGGCTACGGCGGGGGTAACGGCTGGGGCTCCGGTGACGGCTGGGGCGACGGCTACGGCCACGGCTACGGCCACGGCACCGGCTCCGGCTCCAACTGAACCGAAGGAAAACGAAAAATGCCAAAGAACAACCTGCCCCTAACAGGGCCCACCGACCCCCAAAAACTGGCCCTCATCCTGGCCACCGTGTTCCAGGCGGCCAGCGTACCCTACACCAGGGGCCAATTCGACCCAGGAACGGCAACCATCGACCGTTGGCAACGCCTGACATGCGACAACCCGGAGGCCATCGGACTCGTTTTCTGGGAGCTCACGCAAACGATGCTGATGCGGGATGCGGTTGCCCTATACCTAGGTCTTGCACAGGCCGCCGTGGCGCACGACACAGATGGCGTAATCCCAGACGTGGCCGTGGACCGAATAGCAGGGCACTGCATGCTCGGTAAGGCGCCGCATGCCCTGGGAATGACGGTTCTAGGGGCGGCATGGGCCGCGGAAAAGAGGCAACGATGAGTCAGGAATTCAAAATTGGCGACAAAGTCCGTTTAACGGATCCGCATTTCCGAACAGACGAGGGGAAATTATGCCCCCTGTCAGACGACTGGAACGGAGTAGAAGGGACCGTGGCGGGTAACCCGGACCGGGAAGGGGATATCCCCATCCGTCTAAGCGAATTTCGATGTGAGCGGGTGTCTCCGCATTGCCTGGTGCGTATCACGGACCCCGTATCCAACCCATCCCACTACAAGGCCCCAGGGCTCGACGTCGAGTGCATGGACGTCATCCAGGCATTAGGGCTGGACTTCCCAACTGGTTCGGCGCTAAAATACATCTGGCGTCACCGAAACAAGGGCCGCCCACTCCAAGACCTCAAAAAAGCAAGAGCCAACCTTGACCGAGCAATCCAAGCCATCGAAAACGCCGATCCCCCCTCAAAAAGCGATGCTACGGACACCTGACGGCCGTTTGGTGCTGTGCTGGGTCCACGTGGCCGAGCAAATCGAACCAGAACCCCAAAAAGAGCCCCACTGAAAAGGAAGCAGGAACCATGGCCCAAAAACCCGAAATCGGACAAAAAGTCCACTGCAAATACACCGACGCCAACGGAACGTGGCACCATGAAACCCTGGTGGTGCGTGAAATCGGCGACGGGTCCTACTGGTGGGACCTCCGGGCCAGCTACGGCCCCGAAAGCGCTAACACGGTCTACGTGGGCCGCGACTGTTGGATTTCGGCCGACCTGGCCCCAGAGCCCGTGCATGCGTGACCCAACCCCATCCCAAATCGCAATCCTGAGGTCCCAGCTCCATTTCAGCCGCCACACGATCGCGGCCCTGCACGAAGAAAACCGAAACCTAGCCCAGCAAGTGGACCTTTTGAAGTCGATCTGTATCGCTGGCGGATTTCTGTTGCTAGCGGCCGTGTGTGCTGCTATTTGGACCTAGGGCCACCGAGCCCCCAACGCGAAAGACGAAACATGCCAACCGGACCCCATAAAATCACAATGAGACGAAGGCCGGCTGCCAAGCGCCCCATGTGGGTAGTTGAGAAGGACGGCGACACCTGGATAACCGACACGGTTACCTTGGACGCTGAAAACTTCCACAAAAATGCCGAGATCCACATCATTGTGGACCCCAACCCGAAAGACGAGCCATGAACCCGATCCCAAACGACCCATCCGAAATCAGCTACCTCCTTGTTGATCACCCGAAATGGGGTCACGGCCTTATCAAACGAGTCCGCGGCAGACGATGCACGGGCCGAATTAGCCGAGCCGTGATACTGAAGCGCCCAGGAAAACCGGATCGCACATTCGCGTCGATGTCGGAAGCCAGGGACGCCATGGGTGTGACGGCCATCCGTCCGGGACTCGTGGACCACCCGACCATGCTCCAGGAGGGGGCCCGCCTGGTCAGTGCGTCGGCATCCCGCATCAAAGGCGCTATTCCCCGAGTGATCGATCAGCGCTCGGCGCCTAGTGAAGTTAAGCCCACGGAGCCTATGAGGCCGACTACAGCGGACTTCATTGTGCGGCGTCGAGAACCTCCTATCCGAACCACCAAACCCGAGGCCACCGAGCCAACGGTCCGCCGAATCACCGGCAAGGCCCTCCGTAACTTGGCCTACCTGGTGAAAGCTGTGGACGTGGCAACGGATGCCGTGGCCGATTGTGACGATGTGGCGGCGGCCGAGGTCAAGACGGTGCTGGATGCCCTGGTGGCCAAGCGGGCCAAGACGGTGCTGGGTCTGGAGGTGCGACTGTGAAGGTGGATAAGTACGTGCAATCAACCACTTAGACCACCTACCCACAACGGAACAGGACCCCCAGTATTCTCACAGGGGGCCCATTTCGCGG